TAATCTCTCGCCCGTGACGTCCATGACGGACGCCACCACGCAGGCTGGACGCACCAGCCGCGTGACGGAAGCACCAGGCGAGGACACGCCATGGCAGCCGCAGGACGCGGAGCAACCGGGCCGACCTCGCCTCAGACAGGAGGTCGTGATGAAGGTCAAGGTGACGGACGCTCAGATCAGGAGCTGGAGGCTGCGGGGCTACTCGCTCGCGCGCATCGCCTCGGCCTGCGGAACGACTACCTCCGAGATCTCGCGCCGGATACAGCGCATCTGGCAGGAACAGTACCGGCCGCCAATCGACGGCTGGGGCGACCCGCGGCCCGAGCAGATCAGGCAGCTCTGCGAAGAGATCCAGCGCGAGTGGTCCGAAAAGGAGCGCCAGAAGCGACACGTCGGACGCGCAAGAAGCTGGAGGCCGGTCGTCGTACCCGCCTCGATCCTGGCACTTGCCCGCGACTGAAACTGTGGCTTCACCGCGTGGCTCGGGTTCACGCTCACCTGTGCGCGATCATCCGCCTCTACGGCAACCCGTCGAAGGCCGGCGGACAGAGCAACCAGGGCGAGACCTACGCGGCCCGCGCGGCTCGCGGGGACCGCACGCTGCTCTACGACGCGATCGGCCTCTCGATCGACGAACTGGTCGAGATCAGGAACGAGATTCAAAAGGTGATCGACGCGGCCGTGCCGACCCAAGCGGCACCGGGCAGCGGCGACAAGGTGTCGGAGATGGCTCGCCGGGCGGAGCGGGGCGAGTCGCTGTTTGTTGATGGGGATGGACCCCGGCCTGGCGAGGGATCGCCGGGCGGCTGAGGGATTGGCAGTGGCCGGCCGGCGGCGAGGGATCGCAGCCGGCCGGACTTACACGGAGGTGCGCGTTGCTGGTGCTGTCGCGTCGAGTGGGTGAGTCGATCGTGATCCCGGACTGCCGGGTCGAGATCGTCGTGCATGAGATCACGGCCGGCATGGTGCGACTGGGGTTTAAGGCACCCAACGACGTCGACATCTACCGGGAGGAGATCTGGAAGGACATGTGTTTTCAGGATTGGAACCAGAGGAGGCCAAACGATGGCGCTGAAGATTGAACGAGGAATCCAGGCATCGCCCGTAGCGGCGGTGATCCACGGGGTCGAGGGCATCGGCAAGACGACGCTGGCCAGCCAGTTCCCGAGCCCGCTGATCCTCGACACCGAGGACGGCAGCAAGCGGATCGACTGTGCCCGGGTGCGGATCACGAAGTGGCTGGAGCTCGTGTCGGCGATGCTCGACCTGGCCGGCGACCCGCAGGGGTTCAAGACGGTGGTCGTTGACTCGATCGACTGGGCCGAGACGCTTTTGCGGGCCCACCTCCAGGCCAAGCTCGGCAAGCCGGTCGACGAGCTGCCCTACGGCCGCGGCTTCGGCGTGCTCTCGGAGGCGTTCCAGCAGCTGATCGACGCGGCCGACGGGCTGGTCTCCAAGGGGCTGAACGTCGTGTTTGTGGGCCACAGCGAGGTCAAGCGCTGCACGCCTCCCGATATGGACGAGGGCTACGACCGGTACGAAATCAAGCTGTCGAAGAAGGTGGCCCCGATCGTCAAGGAGTGGGCCGACCTGATCCTTTTCACGAACTACAAGACGCGGCTGGTCGAGGGAGCCGACGGCCGCAAAAAGGGCAGGGGCGGCAAGGAGCGAGTCATGTACGCCGAGCGGACGGCGGCCTGGGACGCCAAGAACCGCTTCAACCTGCCGGCCGAGATGCCCATGGACATCGCCCAGCTGGAGGCGGTGTTCAAGGTGCAGACGCTGGCCGACACGATCCGCGGCTACATCGCCGCGGCGACCACGTTGGCCCAGCTCGGCAAGTTCGGCGACCGGATCGACCAGCTGGTGAGCGAAGACAAGATCACCGGCAACGAGTGGTCGGCCCTGACCGACGCGATCGCCGCCCGCCATCAGGAGCTCGAGCCGGTGGAGGAGGTGGCCCATGAGTAAGCCGGCGTGGCACAGCACTTGGACGCGGATGCGGCGGATCGGCCGGCGGCGGTCGTGGATGACGTGGGGCGAGTTCACCGGCCTGCTGGCCACGCTCGGCGTGTCGCTGACCCCGTACCACGTCAAGCTCGCCACGCAGTCATGCCCGCCGGTGCGGATCCACGGGGCAAAGAGATACGAGGACCGGCACGTCCAGATGGCCGTGGGCTACGCCAAGGCGAAGGGCATGGGCTGGACACAGGCGGCCGAGGAGGAGGGCGCGGCATGAGCAGCGAAACGAACGAGCAGCGGATGGCCCGGCTGGCCCAGGAGGAGCGGACGATGGCGGCCGTGGCGGGCCTGTGCCAATCGCATGCAGCCGGGGCCATGTCCTACCGGACGGCCATGGGCCTGCTGCGAGATCTGATCGACGAAGACACGGCCCGCATCGTGCGGGTCGGGATGGAGAAGCACACCCCGGAGGTGACGACATGAGGTTTGACGATTTCTGGCTCGACGACGAGGGCGGGCAGCCCAGCGGCGACCTGCCGATGGCGACCGACGGCGAGCATGCCGCCGAGATCACGGACGCCAAGTTCAAGGATCTGAAGTTCATGGTGAAGCCCGAGAACCCGCAAGGCACGTCGCTGGTGCTGGCCGTGAACATCAACGGCTTCCGGCCGCTGGAGGCGATCATCCCGGCCCAGATGCGGTGGCTGATCGAGTCGGTCTGCCGGTCGGCCTCGGTCAACGTCCCGGTCAAGGGGCAGGACTGGGACTGCGAGCAGCTCGTCGGCCGGCAGGTGCGCGTCGAGACGGTGTTCGGGATCGCGAAGAGCGGACGCGAGTACGTCCGGGTGGACAAGTGGATTGCCGGCCCCGAGCCGCTGCCGGCGGCCGCGGCCAAGCCGGCCCACGCGCGGACGCCGGCGGCGAAGGTCGAGGCTGTGGGCCAAGGAGGGTCGCCCGATGACATCCCCTTTTGAGAAGGCCGAGTTTCTCGGCGGGCCGCTCGACGGCACGACCTACGAGCGGCGAAGCGGCAAGTTTCCAAGGCGGCTGCCGGTTCAGGTCAACCGCTATGTCGAGTTGTACGTCGCCGGCATCGGCCGGCATGGCAACGTCGTCTACCGGCACAAGGGCCGGCTGGCAGTGGAGGCAGTGAAATGAGCGACGAGCGACCACGCCGGTACATCGCCTTCCTGACCGAGAGGGCATCGGAAGAGGAAGGCATGGGGATCTTCACGACATGGGGCGAACTGACGCCGTGTGGCGAGTGGGTCGAGACCAATTACCAGTTTGCCGACCCGACGCGGAACAAGGTGATCCGAAACAAGCTGGACCACCACTGGGGCGAAACGCCCGCGGCGGCCATGGCTGCCAAGGCAGACAAGATCCGTGCGATCGCCCGGCGAATGCTGGACCAGGCGGACGAGCTGGAGGCCGCGGCCGCCGCGGAGAAGGTGACGACGTGAGCGACCAGACCCCCTTCGGGACACATCTACACGCATCTACAAACGGTGACGAATGACCAGCCGGTGGTTGACCAGCGACGAGGTGGCACAGCTGCTGCGGGTGCGACCGGCGACGGTGGCCCAGTGGCGGTGGCGTCGGCGAGGGCCGGCGTTCGTGAAACTCGCTGACGGGCCGGCCGGGAAGGTGCGGTACGAGCGGCGGGAGGTTGAACGGTGGATGAAAGATCCGGTGAGTTACCAAGCAGGGAGGACAAAGTGACGCAGGTTTTTGAAGACATCAAGATCGACGCCGAGTTTGCGGGCCTGATCCCGCCGCTGTCTGCAGAGGAGCGGCAGCAGCTGGAAGACAACATCGTCGAACACGGCGGCGCACGCGACCCGCTGGTTGTGTGGGCCAGCAAGGGGACGCTGACGCTGCTTGACGGCCACAACCGCTACGAGATCTGCACGCGGCTGGGGCTGCCGTTCGACGTTCACGAGATGCGGTTTGGCAGCCGAGAGGAGGCGTCTGACTGGATGGACCGCAACCAACTGGGCAGGCGTAACCTTCACCCGGATGCGTTCACGCTGTTACTTGGGCGGCGTTACAACCGGGCGAAGAAAACAATGGCCGAGGCCGGTGCGAGCAAAGGTAAAAGTTGCCAGAGCTCAACGACTGCGGAGCGTCTTGCCAAGGAACACGGCGTTACGGAAAGGACTGTCCGTAGTGCAGGCAAGTTTGCGGAAGCTGTCGCCAAGGCGGAAAAGATTTCTCCTGGCATTGGGCTGAAAGTAGCACACGGTCAGTCACCAGCGCGTGCCGCAGTTATCAAGGCCGCCGAGCTGCTAGAGAAGTCGCCAGACCGAGCTCGCGAGATCATTGATGGCGGCAAGAAGATGGCGGACGTGATCCGCGAAGAGAAACGTGCGGAGGTTGTGGCGAAGCTCGAGAACGTCGAAGCCCGCAAGGCAAAAGAACTTGCAGGCCAGTACGACGTGATCGTGATCGACCCGCCGTGGCCGATGGAGAAGATCGAGCGGGACGTCACGCCGGAGCAGGTCGCGTTTGAATATCCCACCATGCAGGAGGACGAGTTGGCCGCCATGCAGCTGCCGGCCGCCGACGATTCCCACGTCTGGGTCTGGACGACCCAGAAGTTCCTACCGATGTGCCTGCGGCTGCTTGACGCCTGGGGCCTCAAGTACGTCTGTACGTTCGTCTGGCACAAGCCAGGAGGATTTCAGCCGTTTGGCCTGCCTCAATACAACTGCGAGTTCGCCGTTTACGCCAGGCGTGGGACGCCGCAGTTCATCGACACAAAGGCGTTCCCGGTTTGCTTCGACGCGGCACGCGGCAAGCACAGCGAAAAGCCTGAGGCCTTCTACGACGTCGTGAGACGAGTCACTGCCGGCCGGCGGATCGACATCTTTAACCGCCGCGAGATTGACGGGTTTGACGTTTGGGGGAAGGAGGCCGCCGACTGATGGGATACAGCGAAAACCGCGAGTGGGCTGACCAGTTTAATCTGCAGCTGCGGCTGCTACTTGGGCCTGTTTTGATCCGCGAAGCAACGCCGGACGAAGACCGCACGTCTGCGACCGACATGGTCTTTGAGACGGATGCCCTACGGATTTCATGTCGGGTGCGAAAGCACACGAAGGCCGCATACGAAAGGTTTGGCGGCCAGTTCACCCTAAGAACAAAGACCACATACGGCGTCAGCGAGTTGGAAAAGGTGAAGCGCGGCGACGTTGACCTCATGCTTTACTGCTGGGGCAACGGCGAAACCCGACGCATTCGCGAATGGGTTTTGATCGACCTTCGGGTATTTGTTGCTTGGGTAGCAGAGCGGGAATCGGCCGGGATGGCTCACATGGCGGACCGGGGTAACAACCACGACGGTACATCGTGGGGCGCGTGGTGGATCGACCTGCTCCCTTCAGCAGCCGTGGTCGCCAGCGGGATCGGTCTTCAGCTTCACGAAGATCGCTTGGAAATCTTGTAAAGGGAGGGGCAAGGATGGCCGGTAACTGGATCAAAATGCGGCACGACCTCTACGACGACCCGGACACCCGCCGGGTGGCCCGGATCACCGGCCTCGACCGGGACCAGGTCTGCGGCAAGCTCTACCGCCTGTGGTCGTGGGCGGATCGGCACGGCCACAACGGGCTGGTCCGGGCCGAGATCGAGGACTTGGACGATGAGATCGGGCACGTCGGATTCGGTGCGGCGCTTGTCAGCGTCGGCTGGCTCGTCACCCAGGAGGACGGGATCGTTATCCCGCACTGGGAGCGGCATTTTTCCGACTCGGCCAAGGTGCGGGCGCTGGCCGGCCAGAGGGTCGAAAAGCACCGCAGCCGGCAGCGTAACGCGCCCAGCGTTACAGACCCGCCGGACGGTGTAACGCAGGACGCGTTACCAGATAAGAATAAGAATAGAGTAGATAATCCCCCTCCTCCTCCGCGCGAGGCTTCGCAGGACGAGGCGGCCATCCGGGCGGCGTGGCTGGCTGCGGCCAAGGCGGGCAAGGTGCAGCCATACCGGGCCAAGGCGGCCCCGCCGGCCCTGGCCGAGCGGCTGGCCGAGCCGGGCTGGGCGGACGAGGCCCTGCGGGCGATCGAGCACCTGCCCAGGTGCCGCTACTTCGACACGCCGGCCACGCTGTTCCAGCTGGTCGGGGCCGGGTTCGTCCAGCGGGTGCTGGCTGGCCAGTACGACGACCCCAAGCCAGCCAAGGCCGGGCGCGGGACGGCCCACCTCGAGGACCGGCCACCGCCACGGGGGTGGTCGGGGGACGATGCCGCGAGGCTTGAGGCGACCCGTAAGGCCATGGCGGCCAAGATGACCCAGGAGGTGGCGTGATGCTGTTTCGATGGTGGCGATCCCGGCGCGAGGCCCTGGACCTGGCCGAGACCTTGGAGCGGGAGAACGAACGTCTACGGGGCGAAATGGCGGCCGTGGATACGCACTACGCCAGGCTGTTGGAGCTGTGCCGAGCCCTGCGTGACGTCAACGCCGACCTCGACCGCAAACTGCTGGAGGCCACCAATGGGCAGGGCTAGCCGAGAGAAGGGCAAGCGTGGTGAGCGCGAGGCCGCAGCCGAGCTGGGGGCGATCCTGGGCGTGGAGGCCCGTAGGGGCGTCCAGTACCAAGGCGGGCCAGACTCACCTGACGTCGTGCTGCCTGGTGTTCCGATTCACGTCGAGGCCAAGCGGACCGAGCGGCTGACGCTATGGGCTGCGATTGATCAGGCCAAGGCCGACGCGCCAGTGGGAAGCGTGCCGATCGTGTGGCACAAGCCCAACCGCAGGGGCAGCGTGATCATCGTGGAGACCGCTAGTCTGCAAGCGTTGGCGCTAGCGCTGATCAAGTCGACGCAGGCGATTGAAACGAAGCGCGACGAAAACCCCTAGAAAACAAGCACCAAACGCACGTTGAGCGCAAAAATGCCTATAAAACAAGGCCAAAACGACTGTTGCAAAATGCTACACCCCCCCTGGGGGGGTGGGTATAGGTTCTCCCCCCCTCTGCAAGGGGTGGGTCAAGCCGCGAGCAGGCGACTGTTGATACAGGGTTATTCCCCGGGAAAAACGCGGGTTTTATGACCACCAGCAAGGCGGCCACCGCAGCCTACGAGCGGCACAAGAAACGCGCCGCCAGCGCGAAACGTGTGCAGTCTGCGGAGGGGCGCGAGATCGGCGAGATGCCGCCGGTCACCGATCCCAAGCGGCGGGAGTCGTGCCGGCTGGCGTTCCGCGCGTTCTGCGAGACCTACCTGCCGGACCTGTTCCCGCTGGCGTGGTCGCCGGATCACCTGACGGCCATCGGCAAGATCGAGGGCGCGGTCTTGCGGGGCGAGCTGTTTGCCTTTGCCATGCCGCGCGGCTCCGGCAAGACGACGCTGTCGGAGGCGGCCTGCCTGTGGGCGATGCTCTACGGCCACCGGCAGTTCATCGTCCTGGTGGGTGCGGACCAGAACATCGCCTCGGCCATGGCCGACTCGCTCAAGGCACAGATCGAGAACAACGACGCGCTGCTCGAGGACTTCCCGGAGGCCTGCTATCCGGTGCGGTGCCTCGACCGGATCGCCCAGCGGGCCAAGGGCCAGACCTACCAGGGCGTGCCCACCGAGATGCAGTGGGCCGCCGACCAGATCACGCTGCCGTGGGTGAAGGGCAGCGTGTCGGCCGGGGCCTGCGTCCGGGTCGCCGGCATCACCGGCCGCATCCGCGGCCTGAAGCACACCCGGCCCGACGGGTCGAGCATCCGGCCGAGCCTGGTCCTGATCGACGACCCGCAGACCGACGAATCGGCGGCCAGCCCGTCGCAGTGTGCCACCCGGGAGAAGATCCTGTCGGGGGCGATCCTGGGCCTGGCCGGCCCGGGGTCGAAGATCGCCGGCCTCTGCACGATCACCGTGATCCGCACCGACGACCTGGCCGACCGGCTCCTGGACCGCACCCGGCATCCGGCGTGGCAGGGCGAGCGGTCGCAGCTGGTGTACGAGTGGCCGACGGCCGAGGATCTGTGGCTGGAGTACGGCGAGCTGCGCCGCAGCGGCCAGCGAAACGGCACGGGCACGGCCGAGGCCGACGCCTTCTATGCCGAGCGGCGGGAGGCCATGGACGCCGGCAGCCGGGTGGCGTGGCCCGAGCGGCACAACACCGACGAGCTGTCGGCGATCCAGCACGCCTGGAACCTGCGGATCGACCGCGGTGATGCCGCGTTCTTCGCGGAGTATCAGAACCAGCCGCTGGCCGACCACGTCGAGAGCGACAAGCTCGACAAGCGGGCCCTGGCGGCCCGGGTGACCAACGTGCCGCGCGGCACGGTGCCGGCCAACCACCACCGGCTGACGGCGTTCGTCGACGTCCAGGACCGCGTGCTGTTCTGGCTCGTGGCCTCGTGGTCGGACACGTTCGGCGGGCACGTCGTGAGCTACGGCGTCTACCCGGACCAGGGCGTGACGTTTTTCGAGGCGGGCAGCGCCAAGCGGACGCTGGCCGCGGCGGCCGGCGG